AGCTGTAACAGCAATCGGATGGTCGAAGTCGTCTTCCGCAACCTCATACGTTATATAAGGCAGAACGGCTGAGTCTGGTACGCTTGTTTCGTCATAGGCTTTTAATTCAAAGCCAGACCAGAATGAGTTTAGTGTTTGCAACTTGTCCATTAGTCGAGCTTCCATTCTTCCAAAGGATACTGCAACATGTTTAACGCCGCTGAATCTGGCGTCTTCTTTTCGTCACTGTTCGCTAACACTCTAAAAATCTTGCTATCGCTTTTGCGGCGTATAACCGTATGATAGTCAAGGTTTACATTCTTCCGCACCGTCAGGGTATATGCGGATGTTGACCCCATAGCCTGAGCCACCTTCATTTCGGCGGAAGAATCATAAGTCACAGCACCACTAATTGTTGCGCCGTCAACCCATTCGGTGACAACGCCACCGTACCCGTCGTCAACTGTTCTACGGTCGACAATCGTAAATTCTTCCATTGCCTCATCGAGCAAACTCATAACACGTTAACCCTTCTGTACGGATTCAGTCTTTCTCTGAACATCTCCTGCCATGTTACAGCTACACTTTCTCCATTTGCACGACTTCCCTTTGTATAGGAATATCCGCCAAAAGATTCCGAGCTGAACGGCGACATATTGGCAGACTGTGCGCTACCGTTTTCAGCCTGCCATGCCGCAATGTCATTGGAGAGTTCAATCACAGTCTGTGGAACACGCATTTTCCAGACAGCACCGCGAAAGTAACCTTCGTCAATAAGCGTATCGACATCACTGTGCACACCGTCATTGTGGACACTGCCGATAATTCTGTAATATTGGCCATCGTCCAAATCAACAGAAGGTGTGATAGCTCCGTCAACAACAGCAAACTCGCCGAGAATCTTGTCCTCTCGCAAACTGAAATAGTTTCTGATTTCTGCGCATATCTCCGTAAGCATATCACACCGCCTCGTCAATCTTCTTTCGGCTCGTCAGCCTTTTTCTCGACCTTTTTCTCGGCCTTTTTCTTCGGCTGTTTGACCTTCTCAATTAAAGGACTGCCAATCTTGTTCTGGTCGCCTGACAACTCCGCTATTCTTTCCTCGGACGGCTCGCTACCTTCTCTCGGATATACGTCACCGATTTCGTAAACATGGTCATTGTCCTGCAAATCCACGAACTTGTAAATCACCTTGTACATGTTATGCTCCCTTTGTAATTGTTCCCTTTACCACTCCAGCGGCGTACTCAACAAAGAACTGAATGCCATTCATGACAAGACTTTCAATCTGAGCACGCTCTTCGTTCTGGTAACCGGACTTGATTCCGATATATCCCAGCTCATCAGCGGTCAGGTCAAAAGCTCTCGCTACGTCACCGTTCATGGTGAGATAATACATGATGATGTTCTCCTTAGCCGTGGCAACGAATGTGCCAGCGGTAATTCCAGAATGAAGAATCACAGTGCCAAGGCCGAGGAAATTCTCGATATAATTCATGCCGAACGCTGTCTGTACGGAAATATTAGCCGCTCCCAGATAGGTCGAAACATCAAGCGGATTGACAAAATAGACAGCCTCCGCCGTATCGTCCTCGAACTTGACCTGAAGCTTTCCCCATGCATTGGCAAGAGCGGCCTGTAAGCCTACGCCAGTAGCGGTGTCAGAGCCTGTAATACTCCCGTTCAACAGGCCGAAGAAGGAAGTGCGAATGCCAGCCTGAACCTTCCTCAACAGAGCCGCGTCTGTCTCAATAACAGCCTCGTTATAGCCTGACTTCTTGATAGCTTCGGCAGAGGTTGCCTTGCGCCACTTCTTGAGAGTAATCTCGCCGACAGGCGTCTTGGTTCGCTCGAACTTGGACAGCGGGATGATTTCGCCTTCACCGACAGAGCCACTCTCAAGCGTACCTTTAGTCTCGTACACGTACATCGTAGTGCCTTCCATCATCGGAACCTTGCGAGTAACTCCGAACACCTCAATCAGCTTCGCAAGTGAACCATGCGTAAACTGATTTACAAAGTCAATCTCGCGGATTCGCTTCATCTCATTAGTCGTAATGAGGTTGTTCTCCGCAGTAGTGTATACTTCATTAGCCATTTGTTATATCTCCCTTATTGAATGAATAACTCTTTGTTGTCCAGCATGGCCTGCTGTCTTTCCGCCGTGTCTTTGATAGCAAAGATTTCTTCTTTCGTCTTTTTGCTACCGCCTGTATTAGCCGGCGGGTTACTGACATTAGCCCCTTGCGTGGACTCTGTTACAATAAAATCCGCCCACTCGTCTTTGATGCTCTTTGTCAGTTCGTCAGCGTTCTTCGCTTTCCCCTCATCGTCAAGCTCAACCTTGTTAAGGTCTGTGACTTTAAGGATGGAGTCTAAACGCTTCGGCGACACCCCGACATCTTTCAGCAATCCTCTGTAAACCGACGATTTCTTCGCCTCAACTTCTTTTGCGGCGACATCTGACTTGTAGTCGTCATACTCTTTCTGCAAGGCTTCTAATTCCTCGACCTTCGCCTCGTACTTAACTTTATACGGTGAACGGTCATTGTTCTTAGTTGCTTCTTGCAAATCGTTTAGCTCTTTCTGGAGTGCTTCAGCCTTCTTGGCTTCCGCCTTTAACGCGTCGCGTTCTTCCTTCAAGGCGTCAACGACCTCAATATGAGCATTGATGATTTCGTCCTGTTTCTCGCCGTCAATTCCCATTGCTGACAGCATCTTTCTTCCGAGTGACATTTTCTACGCTCCTTTTCTTCGGTGTGTTTTCTTTCACATTTGCGCTTTTGAGCAATGATTCTTTATCGCTCTGCATAAAGTATAGCACTCCTTACAAACAAAAACAAGCCTGTTACGCATTCAGGCTTGTTTCTATGATGTTCTTGTATTCTGCTGAGTGATTAGCTACTGAATCCCTCAAGAAATGCTTCGGCGTAACCCCTCTCGACGTTCCAAATTCTTGATACGGCGCATACTTAACGTCAGTGCCTATATGAATCGACTTATCAACTACACGACAATCCTCTGAATTCTTCAAATTACCAGTATCGACAGGCGTTTTTTCTTTCGCGTAACCAACAGCCGTCTGCCCTACTGCTTCTGCACCCCTTTGAAGCTTTGCCATAAAATCCCGTAGTACCTCATTTGAGTTGTCCGTAAACTTAGTATGAATCATGCGCTTCTCCGTTTCTTTTCAGCACGCCTTTGTATTTCTCGCTCCACCTCTGAGCTGTGCCACGTATCTTCATGTAACGACCTATCAACAAGATGCGTAGAGCCTTCATCGTCAATAAATCCGATGGTCACTTCTTCCATACTGCATCTGCAATCCCAAACCTCGTCGGGGTCACCAGCTGGGTCGCCCGGAAACATGAGGTCGTTTGAAAATGCTTCGTCAAGGTTTACCGTTTCCCCATCGAGCATCAGATGCGTCGGTCGCGTTCTTTCATCACCTACTGCAATCCATTGTTTTTTGACAATAGCCCCTTTTCTCTCAAGTTCGAAGTAGCTTTCAAGCCTTGCCGCGTTCTCCGCCTGCGTAACCATTGTCCTTGCATTGCGCATAGCCGACTGTTCGTTCTTTCTAATCAACGCCTGCTTCTGAGCGGCACTTAACCCTTTGTAGCTTGTCTTCTCATTTATGATTGGAAACAGTCTGTCAGCAATCTCGTTCATGCTCTCGCCTTTTTTAATGCCGCGCAATACCTCGCTGTTCATCTTCTTTGAGTTCCATCTCTTGTCCTTCGGGATGTTTAGCTTCTTTTCCCTCATGGCTTTATGCTCTGCCTTTTTTAAGTGGCCTTTTAGCGTATTCTTGTTTAGCTTGTCAAATCCAAGCCCCAGCCTCTTTGCCTCATTCGCTACCTGATTATAGTTTTCAATGTAAATGTCAGAAGTCTTTGAATGAATATAAGCCAACGCGGCAACATTGACCACAGCTATTTGCTCTGCCGTCTTGCTAACTGCCTTCCTGTACCCCTTTGAGCCCAACGTCTCCGCACGTAGTTTCTTTTCCAAATCAACCTTCGCGCGTGTTATATCGGCCTTAGAGCCGCTTTTGACTGCCCTCTCGTACACCTTGAAGGCAGAAGCCGTTTTGGCGCTTACGTCTCGCATAAACGCCTTGAACGGCTTCCCTACAGTCTTACTGGCTCGCGTATAGAGTTTGTTCAGCTCTTTCTCAATCTTAGCCAGTTCTTTATCGGTGAATTTTCTTGCTTTATCAGGTTTCATCTGTCTGCTCGAATCTGTCAGCTTCTTCTCTGTCGAGTCTCTTAATGATATCGTCAATTTCATCGATATTCAGAAACGGCAAGTGCTTGAGTATCGTTTCATTATCAAGGAATTCAGCCGCCGACAACACCATCTGTGTATCTTCATTCTGGTTTACTATCTTACTTCGCTTAAAAGTAGGCGCATCATCCACACCAATTAACGCTAACAGGCCGAGAATAAAATCATTGACACATGATTCGAAACCGTCACACTTCAATGTCAAATTCTCGTAACTCGCTCTAATAGCTGTTGCTGTTACGTCGCCCGCACTAATCTTATCGGTATCAAGAGCCATTGCATCACGGTACAAACTGTCACGCAAATCATTCAAAGATGTGGTACGCGCTTGATACGGAATCTCTATTGTATGCGCTTCAGCCTGCGCACCATCATCATCAAGCTGTGCCACTCTGACCGTCTTCATTCTCTCGACAAACTTAGCAAGGTCGATATCATCCATGCCACCAGCATTCTGAAGCACCCAGTAAATCTGCGACATATCATCAAGGTCGTTTGCAAGCCCTGACTGAATTAAGTCATATCCATCAATCTTCTCACGCAATCCTGTAAATTCGCTCTGGTGCTCGTCATTCGCCCACAACGGCACGATAGGAAAGTTTGGATAATTCTCACCATCTATAATCGCCGCTCCATCTGCAACTGTCGCCTGAATAATCTGTTTGTATGGCCTCTTATCAGCCAATACGCTACCATCGCCATTCCGCCAAATGTACTCAGTATAGCCATCTTCCTCATACAGTGTCGCCCTCAGCGGCTTGTTATCTGCCAATTGCCAGAACCTGATACCGGCATGAATCGCTCCGTCTTCTTCTCCGACCAGAGGAACGAACTCCGTAATCTTGAAAATGTCTACATGGTCAAGGTTGAAAAACCCGAAGGAAACACCGCCCCACAATGCCGCAAGCCCTGCCTTCATTAACACACTGTCAAAAGAATTGCCGCCGAGTCTTTCCTTGGTAGCCTCATCATTAAAAGTCACCCCGCTCCCGAGAAGGTGATGAGCTTCTTGCTTCACGAATATTGGAAAAAACGCATTGCAAAACTTATAATTTGCTGAAAAATTATCAGGAACAGCATTACCAGCCATTGTATAGAGTAGCTTCTGATAGTTCCTGATAGTTACGTTCCTCTTTTTGTAATATTCATAAGCAATATAAGCATCTCGGTAAAAGCCAGAGCTCTTGTGCTGTGTTATGGCATCATGTACAAAGTTCTGAACATCTGCTTCATTAGTGACTGCTAAAAAATCTTCATACGTCTTAATTTGAATCACACCCTTTCATATTTCCAAACATAACCGCCTGCACTTTTTCTTTTACCGTTGCAAGTTTCTGCTATATTTGCCTTATTTATATTTAATTCTTTTGATGCTTGGCTCATATAATCCCATTCTCTAATGAATTTGCCTTGCTTGGTATATTGATATACTTTTTTGGCTAAATGATGCTTTGCACCTTGTTTTGCTTCGCTTATATGTTTTTTATGTTCTTCTGAAAATTCAATACCTTTTCTTGCGATTCTGATTTTTTCTTTTGATTCTTCGGAATGATGTTTATTATACATACCACCGCCTTCACCTCCAAGAGTCATATTATAACCTTTTTGTGGATTGGTTAAATCGTATGCTTTTATCAAAATTTTCTCCATTTCAATAGCATCTTCTTTTGATAAATTTTCTGATATTATATTATGTTCAAAACCATCCCATCCATACTTTTTTATTGCCCTTCCAAAAAATTGAGAATGATATTTACTACCTCGACCCCACCTATTTTTGATTTTTTGTGATGTTATTCCAACATAACGCTTACCGTTTGTTTTATTGATGTGTATATAAACAGTATAATTGTTCATGATCTTTTTCCTTTCTTTTATATGAACAATTATACCATTTTTTTAGTATGTTTTCAATCGTATGTTTTCATTTGTCCCTCAGTTCCAAATAGGCGTATAATCGCTTTTGTTTTTCTTGTATAAAATTCTCGCCAAACTTGCCGCTGAATCTGGAGCATCATCGTGCTCCGCATCTTCAAAATAATCGCAAATCTGGTCGATATACTCGGGGTCTGTTCCCTTTATAAAGATAACATCTTTCCAGATAGCTTTCAAGTACGTGACTATCTTCATATGCTTGTTCATATCCTCGTGATATAAAACAACCCTCATTCCCTTTTTGCGCAACTCTTTTCCGACCATGCCTTTATCAGCGTTGTTCTCGTTATATAACTTTCCACACATAAACCGCTCATAATCGTCTTGTATCATCTCGTAGCAATCCTCAACATGCTTGCGCTTCATCCTGCCATATAGATAATATTTATCACCCGCGCGCTTCATTACAGACCACGCTGTATAGTCCTCGCCATAAAACGCAGAATCAAGTTGCATGATTCCTTGCTCAACCATTGACGGGTCTGCTCCGAGTACAGGCTCTGTGAATATAACGTCC